TGGCAAGCATACTAGACAAAATTAAAAAGAATACAACTATCAAAGACTCTGCGATTCTATCTGAATCAAAGTTCTTTAAGAAGAAGGATATGATTCCTACTTCTGTTCCAATCATCAATGTGGCTTTGTCTGGTCGTCTTGATGGTGGACTTACTCCAGGAATTACAATGTGGGCTGGTCCAAGTAAACACTTTAAGACTGCATTCTCATTGCTAATGGCAAAGTCCTACATGGACAAGTATGAAGATGCAGCTTTGCTGTTCTATGATTCAGAGTTCGGTACTCCACAGTCTTACTTCGATACCTTTGGTATTGATACAAAGCGAGTTGTTCACACTCCGCTGACTGATGTGGAACAATTAAAGTTCGACATTATGCAACAGTTGTCCAATGTAGATCGTGGTGATCATTTGATTATCGTTATTGACTCCATTGGTAATCTGGCTTCTAAGAAAGAAGTTGAAGATGCCATGGAAGGTAAGTCTGTTGCAGATATGTCAAGAGCAAAACAGATGAAGTCATTGTTCCGTATGGTAACCCCACATCTGAACTTGAAAGACATTCCATTGGTTGTAGTAAACCATACATATATGGAGATCGGAATGTTTCCGAAAGCAATCGTTGGTGGTGGAACTGGCGCAATGTATTCAGCAGATAATGTTTACATTCTTGGTCGCCAGCAAGAAAAAGAAGGCACTGAGATTGTTGGTTACAATTTTATTATCAATGTAGAGAAGAGTCGTTATGTTAAAGAAAAATCTAAGATACCTGTTAGCGTATCTTTTGATGGTGGTCTTAGTAAGTGGAGCGGTTTGCTCGATCTTGCTCTTGAATCCAAGCATGTGGTCAAACCAAGTAACGGATGGTATTCCAAGTGCGATCCAGAGACTGGTGAAGTAGAAGCCAAGAAATATCGTGTCAAAGAAACTGATGATAAAGATTTCTGGTTATCAATTCTTACAAGCAAGACATTCTATGATTTTGTTAAGAACAAATACTCAATCGGTCAGGGTGGACAGATGATGCAAGAAGATGACCTAGACAAAGCATTGGAAGAGTTAGAGTTCGATGAGTAATTTTAGATACCAAATTCTTGAACACAAACACAGTGGACTTCAAGCAATTAAGTTGACTGAGGGTGCGTTTGAGGGTATAATTTATGCTTATGGAAAGGTATCATTCGACCCAGACGAAACGAATGATTCCTTGCATTTAAAGTTTGAGTATGAGATCCTTGATCGTGGTGATAAAGGTATGACAGATATGAAACCCTTTGAATCATACATAGGTGATATCCTACAAGAATTGCTGCATCAAGGTGTGGAAGAAAATAATTTAACATATACAGGCGGAACAGAAATTGATGCGAATAGAACAAAAGATTCTGAGCAATCTGATATTTGATGAGAACTATTGTCGTAAAGTAATTCCATTTATCAAGAAAGAATATTTTGCAGATCGTAAAGAAGTAATTCTCGCAGACGAGATTGTTTCTTTCTTCACGAAGTATAACAAACCAGCATCCAAAGAAATCCTACAGATTGAAGTTAGCAATCGAAAAGACCTCAACGATAAAGAGTTGTCTGAACTTGGCGACTTTATTAACACATTGAGTCAAGAACCAGTAAACACAGACTGGATGTTAGAACATACTGAAAAGTTTTGTAAAGATAGGGCAATTTATAATGGAGTACTCTCAGCAATCAGAATCATTGACGGTAACGACAAGCACCAAACGAAAGACGCTATCCCATCTATTCTTTCTGATGCTCTTGCCGTTTCATTTGATAATCATATTGGTCACGACTACCTTGATGACCACAATGAAAGGTATGATTTTTATCACAGGGTGGAAGAGAAGGTTGCATTCGACCTTGACATGTTCAATAAAATCACTAAGGGTGGACTCTCAAAGAAAACCCTTAACATTTGTCTTGCTGGCACTGGTGTTGGTAAGTCTTTGTTTATGTGCCATGTGGGTGCTGGTTGTCTAACTCAAGGTAAAAATGTATTATACATAACTATGGAAATGGCAGAAGAGCGAATCGCTGAAAGGATTGATGCGAATCTTCTTAACCTAACCATGGATGAACTAAAAGTTATTGACAGGGATATCTACGAAAGTCGTATTGCCAAGATTACATCTAAGACTAAAGGTAAACTAATTGTCAAAGAATATCCAACTGCTGGTGCTCACTCTGGTCACTTCCGTGCACTGCTAGAAGAACTAAAGTTGAAACGAGAATTTAAACCTGACATTATCTTCATTGACTATCTCAATATTTGTGCAAGTCAACGAATGAAGCAAGGTGGAAGTATTAACTCTTATACATATATTAAGAGCATTGCAGAAGAGTTAAGAGGATTGGCAGTTGAGTATAATGTTCCTATTGTATCAGCCACTCAAACGACTCGTTCTGGATTCACAAACTCGGATCCAGGACTTGAAGATACCTCTGAATCTTTTGGTTTGCCAGCGACAGCTGACTTTATGTTTGCTTTGGTCAGCAATGAAGAGTTAGAAGGATTGAATCAGATTATTGTTAAACAGTTAAAGAATCGCTATAACGATCCAAGTTTCTATAAGAGATTTGTTATCGGAGTTGATCGAGCGAAAATGAAATTGTATGATGTAGAAGCATCGGCACAAACTCTGAGTGACTCAGGAAAGAATGATGACGATGAACCAATGTTTGATAAGAGTAATTTTGGTCGTAGACAAAAAGCAGAATCGTTCGAAGGATTTAAGTTTTAGGAGAAAGTTATGGTAAAGATAATTGTAGCAAAAGAAAAACTTGATATGACTCATATGTTGGGACAATTTCCTGATGAGTCACATTATGATTTCCTCATTGAAGAGGACTGCGATGTTTATATGCCAGAAATTCCTGGACATCCAGAGTTGACATACTCTGAAGACAGGATTGTTTTAAAGTTCCGCAAGAACTATTTTAGTAAAGAACAACAAGACCAAGCCTACTTTGGTCTCCGTGAAGCAGCAACTGAAACTCAGAACAGAGGTATGGCTGCAGGTCCAAGAGCAGAGAAATTGGGTAATCGTGAGTGGGTCACTGAATACGAATCAGAAATTATTGATTACTTCTTGAATCCAAAGGCATCGTTGGATGGAGATCCAATTGATGTTATCAAAGCCAAACACGAAGGTAAGACTGACAAACCATCCACACGAAATAATGTTTGGGGTATTCAAGCAGTTAAGAGAGATGGATTTGTATTCAATGAATGGGTTGAGAAAGTTCGTAAACTAGATGCATCTGATATGGTTATCGAAGCAAGACGAGTAGAGAAAGCGTATGTGTGCGCAACTACCTATGCCAATGGTGTTATGTCTGGCATTGCTGGATGGTTCGATCGTTATCCTCGCATTCCTTATGGTCGTGCGACATCTTATACTGCTCGTGAGCCAGCAAAGTTTGCCATGGCATATCCATTCTTGCAGCAACTTGCGCAAGGTTTCAAAGACTTGTTGCCATGGAGATACAATAATCAAATGGAAGCAGCAAAGAAACTAGATCCTGCTTTCTTAGTTCCTGGAACTCCATTCACCACTGTTACAGTTAATAAGTCTTTCAGAACTGCGTGTCACTACGATGCTGGCGACTTTACTGCTGGTCTATCTAATCTATTGACTCTAACAAACAATGGTAATTATACAGGTTGTTATTTGGTAGCACCAGAGTATCGTGTTGCTGTCAATCCAAGACCTGGAGATCTATTACTCATTAACAATCATGAAGTGATGCATGGTAATACTCAAATTGAATTACTTGATGAAGAAGCAGAGCGAATCTCATTGGTTGTTTACTTCCGTGAGAAGATGCTTGAGTTGGGTTCAAAGCAATACGAAGATTGTCGTTATGACTTTGTTGAACAACGCAGACTTAACAAAGAACATCCAGACCAAAAATATGAAGATGGTTCTCAGCGACATCTTTGGAATGGTGTTAGTTCTTCTATGTGGGAGTCTGATGAGTGGTATGAATACCTTGAGTCAAGACTTGGTAATGATACTCTAATGAAGTATCACCCAGAATCACAAAAGGCAAATTCACTTGAAGGATTCTTTTAATGTGTTCAGTGATTGGAGCAATCCTGCAGAGTCCAACCCTGCAGGATTTTGATATGTTACATCGTGTGTTCCTTGAGTCTAAGATTCGAGGAATGCATGCTACTGGTTTGTCTTATGTTAAAGCCAATTCTATCGTTACGCAAAAGCTACCAGTCTCTGCAGATAAGTTTCCATTTGATTTTGAATCGTATCTAAACGAAGACGGCAACTTGTACTTAATTGGTCACTGTCGTTACAGTACCAGTGATTTAGAATTCAATCAACCAATTGCCAATGAGAATCTTTCAGTAGTTCACAATGGAGTTATCACTCAAGAGTTACCTGAAAAGTGGAAAGAACTCTATGGTTACGATTGTGAAACTAAAAACGATACTGAATTGATACTACATACAGCAGAAGATTGCATCAGTCCATTGGTTCGTTGGAAAGATTCTAGTCTTGCAGTTATTGAGTTGCATGTTGATAAAGTTATTAGATTCTATCGCAATGGTAAGCGTCCATTATATTTGACTTCTATCTCAAATGGGTGTATAATTACTTCTACTGCTGATGTTCCAAAACGAGCATTTGTTCCAGGATTTCCTATTAACACTTTGATGAACCATTACATTACATTTGATGACCAACTTGCAATGACTA